GGCGCTTGGCCTTAACTGGCTTTAATTCCGTTTGGAGGTGTATATGGGTATTCGTCATACTCCGAAGCCTGGTGATATTATCATCTATCCGCCGAAAAAACATCGGCGAGATAAGGTGGTTTTTACTCCCAAGTTTCGGGATCTTTCTGACTATCGCGTTTCTGAAAAACGTCCTAAGAGGCCTAAACCGCCTAGTAGTTCTAGGAATAAAAGACCTAGAATTCCTGATTCTCCAATTTCTGAGGAGAATTTTTATGCCGTTTTCGGTCGATATAGATCTCGGGAACCTCAATCCCATAGTAGCTACTATGGAAAGGGTCCCGATGGTCTACCTCTCGGTCCCAACTCTCTTCTTGGTAAGTTTGTAACTTATAAGAAGGGTAAGCCTAACACTTTTGTTAGTCAATTTGTTGGAGGCACGTTGAAGAGATCTACCTCGTTAACTCAGACTTGGGATCAAAAGAACCCTGGTCCGCCTTATCGAAATGGTGGTCCCTTCTTTTCTTCAGATAGTCGATTGCCACATTCAGCATCTCTCGGCAATGTCTTGATCAGTAATCTTGGTGCACCAGGTATCACTAATGATAACATGGACACCTATTACGGAACAATCATTGATAATGGTTTCTGGTCCACAGATAGTTTATCCAACTATCTTACGTCCAAACCATCTCCGCGAGTGCTGAACGAATACCATACTCTAGCTTGGGATAGACTTAAGCCCCCGGTGGCTCAGGTTAATGTGGCTCAGTTCCTTTATGAATTAAAGGATCTGCCCCATATGCTAAAGACTTCCGCTGAGGGTTTCGGCCATGCGTGGGAACGAGATTCTACTCTCGTTCGTAACACTTATGGCAAGAAACTCGAGCGGTCCTTAGAATTCATGGCTCCGCGTGAAGCGGCTGACCATTTCCTGAATCACCAATTTGGATGGGCGCCATTCGTTTCCGATATTATTGACGTGATTCGCGTTTACCGCGATTCTCGTGATCTTATCGCACAAGCCGTTATTGATAACGGCAAGTGGAAGCGAAGGCGTAGAGTATTAGAAGTTGTAGAAAACCATACACGTCTTCAACGCATTTACGGTGCGGCTACATTACCCGGTTCGGGTAATTTCCGCTTCGATAATTTGTGTGAAACTCGTATGATTGACGGTATTAACTCTAAAGGCATTACCGAGATTTGGCTCAAGGAATCAAAGATTACTTGGGCCGTCGGTTCCTTTATGTTTTACCGTCCGGAATTTGATGATAACCTCATAGGTTTCGAATCTGAACTTATGAACGTACAGAGACTACTAACTTTGTACGGGGTTAGAATCAATCCGACTACATTATGGAAAATAACACCTTGGTCATGGCTCATCGATTGGTTTACTCACCTCGGCGATTTTATTCAACGCTGGGATGATTTTGTCAATGATGGGATCGTTTCCAAATATCTGTATGTCATGCAGAAGAACATCAGAGCCGTCACAAAAAGCGGTACTGCCTTCTGTTACTCCGGCAATCTAAACTTTAGTTGGCAACGAAATTTGACCACTAAACGGAGAGAACCTGCAGATAGTCCTTACGGTTTTAACCGGCCATGGAGTTCAATTACTCCTAACCAATGGGCAATTCTTGGTGCTATCGGCTTAGGCCGAACACCAAGTTCCCGAATTTCTACTGGTCTATAGCCGGATTACGATATGAGCAATCGTGGTCTTGTCCAGTAGGTAAATGCTCCTTAAATCAGGAGGTCTACCTTTTGTTAACTGATCCACAATCTATCACTGTATCTGCTGTTGCGCAGTCCATGCCTAAGGTTCTCAGCGATGGCACTAGCTCAAGCTATGCCAAGTCTGATAATACATTTGGGCTTTCGATACGACATACGTCGTTAACGAAGGACAAAAAGAAGCGAATTAAACATCTCGCTGCTTTTACACAACGCGCAATCGTCCCTGACCCACTCACAGCCGCAAACGACTTTGAGACGGTCACGGTATCTGTTCAAATTGACCGGCCAGAAGCCGGATTCACATCTGCACAGGTACAGGCGATGGTGACAGGATTTCAATCCTGGCTCACATCAACTATAGTTGACAAACTTTACGGTCGCGAAAGCTAACCGTTGGAGGAATGTCTATGTCAAAGAAAACTTCTTTGTTGTCGGCACTTCTATTAATTCGAGGTGCTGTACAGGATTTTGAAGACCTTAACGGTCGTCAAAACTCTAAAAGTAGATCCGTTTCTGCTATTCTCGACGAGGCTATACGCCTCGGGGGAACACAGACCGCTCTACACGAGAGTATGAAATCAAAATCGATTTCAGTCCCAAAGACGTCGCTTTCGACTTCTTCTAAGTCGAAGAAACTATAGTTTGGTAGTTGGTGGCATCCAGTGTTTCAGTTTCGAAAGGCTGGATCTATTGGCCTCCTCCGAGGAGAAGGTAATAGTGAAAAGCCACGTAAGTGACTACCTTGATTTAACACAAAGCATCTATGAGGATGCTTGTGACAGGTGTGCCGTTAAGGCCTCCCGTCGCGACCTATTAACTCTCCGGTCGCGTGTCGAAGACGAGGGTGTCTCGTTTCTAACGATTACCCTCCCTAAATTCGGTTCAGACTTTGAACAATGTCTTGAACTCGGATTTATCGACCCTAAGTGTTTCCGGAGTTTCCGAAAACATAAGCGAATCCCCGCATTTTTGCGAGGTATGCTTGGTCAGGTCTTCGACAAGGAGACAGGAAGGATTATCGACGATGTTAAAACAACTCGCCCTCCAGAGTATATTGCTTGCCTTGTTGATTGCATTCGACAAATTTGTCATGCTTTCAAAAAGATTAAGCTTCCCTGTACCCAGAAACGGGTTCAGAAGGCTCTGCAGGGTTATGTCGACAACGAACACGCCCTTGAGATGTTCTCGCTGTCTGGAGAAGACTCCTCTGCGTTCAGCAGGGTTTCTTCTGTGCTTTGGGATAATATCATGGTTGGCTTACGCCTTGATGATGCTATTCCTCGGCATGGACCCAGAGCAACCGCTGAGTCCTATACAACTAATCAGAAGTATAGGTTTAGACGGTGGCACGAGCGTCTTGAGCCTTATTTTCCATTAGTTGACAATGCATTCTCCACCTCTATAGGTGAATTTTGCTTTATCTCTAATGAGCTCGAAGACGTTCAATATGTGCCAGCTAGCGCTGAACAACCTGTTAAGGTTGTCCAGGTACCCAAAACACTCAAGGCCCCTAGAATCATAGCTGTAGAACCTGCTTGTATGCAATTTGCACAGCAGGCTATTAGAGGACTTCTTTATGATGTCCTCCAATCTCACAAATTAACTTCTGGTCATATTAATTTTGATGATCAGACTGTTAATCAGAAGCACGCTATGACCTCGTCGAAAGACGGTCTGTTAGCAACGATAGACTTATCCGATGCTAGTGATCGTGTACCACATGATCTCGCTTTGGAGATGTTCTCTGGTAATCCCGAGTTAAGGGATGCCATTGATGCATGTCGATCGACGTCCGCAAAATTACCTAATGGTAGAAAGATTTCTCCGTTACGTAAATTTGCGTCTATGGGTAGTTCTCTCTGTTTTCCAGTAGAAGCCATGTACTTTTACACAATATGTGTAATGGCTGTATTGAAATTCAGAGACCTTCCTGTAAGTCATGAGAACTGCTTTTCCGTTTCTCGTGACATCTACATCTATGGAGACGATATAATCGTTCCTGTAGAATGTACGGCTTCTGTTATCGATCACTTGCATAAGTACAATTGCAAAGTGAATGCCGACAAGACATTTTATCGCGGAAAATTCCGCGAGTCTTGCGGAGCGGATTGTTACGACGGAATTATCGTAACTCCGATCTATATTCGATCGGAACCGCCGATTAACAGACAGCAAGCCTCCAATCTTATTTCGTGGACAGATACGGCTAATCTCTTATTTAATAAGGGTTATATCCGTACTTCTCAACTTATGTTTCTTAGAGTTGAAAAATACCTTGGGCGTCTGCCCTCGGTGCACGAAAATAGTGGAGTTCTTGGCAGACACCATCATTGGGACTATCGTCCTCCTTTAAAATTCAATCGGAGGATTCAGCAACTTGAAATGCGTTGCTGGATAGCCCAGCCAGTGTATCGCACTGATCCACTGGATGGTTATGCTGCTCTCAGGAAAAGCCTCTCTAAGCTTAATCAACTGAAAGAGCTTGATGAGCCTAGAGACAAGTGGCATCTTGAGCGCACTGCACGTTTCCATGCCGTGACACTAAAGCGTGGAGGGGTCCCCGTATCTTATGCGGGGCTGCCGGCATAATACCGGCTCTTTCAGGGGTTCCAACTAGGACCTTTCCAAACTCCGAAGACATTTGCAGGCACTCCTTGGAGCTCTCTACGAGAGCGTACAAACTGGATAGGCCTTTCTTGTAGGTGTAATTCACTACCTAAAGAGGATTTTCCTCCTAAGTGTGTCTCTTACGAGATTTCTTATTGGTTTGCACAAGAGTTGTCTGCCTCACCTCTTTGAGGTGTGTTTCAG